CATCATCGGGATCAGCGTCCGCTTGTAGTAGCAGTCCTGCATGAGTTTCACGTCGAATCCCTTGTCCACGGAGCAATGGGCGTCCAATTTCATCACGAACTTGGCCTGACTGATCCGCGCCCCCTCGTTCGTCGCCGCACGCTGCCCGATGGACTCGGTATGATGGACGACGATGACTCGCGGATGATCCAGCACGGGAGGATCGGGCCAGTTGCCGTCGCAGATGGCGATGACCTCGGTATCCCCCTCGATGTTCGCCAGAACGTCCTCGATCGTCCGGCGCAGGAACATCTCGTTGCGGGCGGGAATGATGACCGACAGATCCCTCATGCCTGTACTCCGCCGCCCCTCTTGAACTCGTTCAGGTATTCGATGCGGCTCAAGGAGTGGAACAGGCCGAACGGATTAGCGTCCAGCCCGCCGATGTACCGGCCAACGGGAAACATATAGATCGTCGGGCGATGCTCGGCTATCGTGATATTCCCGCGCCGCGCCTCCCTGCGGATCTTCCCTCGCAACGGGACTTCCTCCTGATTCGGGTAGGTGGTGATCCGGTCCTCGCGGCCCCCGCCGTATTTAAGGAACAGTTCCCGGCGTATCGCGTAACTGTTGCCGTGCGGGACGATCTTCAACCCCCTGCGGTCGATGCGCTCCTGCGGGAATCCCCACAGCTTCATCGTCTCAATCTGTTGGTCGAAGTCTCCGTTTTCGTCCAGCACGCCCACCTGCCGCTTGAACTGCACCACGTCATCCTTCGTTTGCAGGACTTCATCGATCAACTTCTTCGTGAGTATATGGTCGATGTCCGTGCAGATGACGTACTCGCCCCGCGCCATCTTCACGCCGGTATTCCGTGCGATAGGTTGCGTCCACGGGCGTTTGTCGTTCGTCGCATGGATGCGGAAGTTCTTCAACTTGCACCCGAAGGGAATGATAAGCGGCGGGTCGCTGCCGTCGTCCACCAACAGGATCTCCACGTCGTCAGGCAAATCCATCTTCTCGAAATGAAGTATCTGCCGCCTTACGATCTCATGGCTATCGAGTACGGCGATGACGATGGAAGCCCTCATGGATTGATCCAGAACGCCGTAGGCTCAAGGTTTTTCGTGGTGAACCACGGGTCGATCCGGTGGCATTTCGTGTAGGCGTCCACGGCCTCCACCACGCCCGACAGGTGGAAGTGGTAGTAATCGTGTACGGACACGATGCCGCCCTTCTTCACCTTCTTCGACCAGAACACGATGTCCGGGGCCACGTAATCAAACTCATGGTTCCCGTCGATGAACACGAAATCCAGCGATCTGTCCTCGATGTCCGCGAGGGCATCCATGCTCGTTTTGCGAACGATCTCCACGTTGCACCCTTTCAGCGTTTCGAGTGCTTCCTGGTAGATCAGGTCCTGCCTCGCCTGCGGGTACTTCTCGACGTAATCGTTCCACGGGTCGATGCAGTACAGCTTTAGGGCGGGGTTCTTATCGCACAGGATCTTCGCGTACCTGCCCCGCCGCGTGCCGATCTCGGCCCCCCGCGTGTAGCCAAGGTCGCAATAGACCTCGGCCAGCAGGTCCCGGTGCCCCTTCGCCTGAATCGGGAGGTTGTCCTTGATGCGCGCCTTGGCGTGCGGGAACTTCTGGAAGATTACTTCGAGTGCTGATGGCAAATGAACCTCCGTTTCTTATTTATAGCGTCGTCACTAGATACCAAGACCCATAACCGAGAAGAATGCTCGGATCGTCTCCGGTCAGGTTCGCGTACACCGACCCGATTGGAAATATCGAAGACGGCTCGTGCCGCTCGTTCCCGTGCGTCAGGGCCGGCTGATTATCCGCCAGTTCCCCCGACAGGCCGGCGACGGATATTTCGTCCGCCCCTGCGTTCTGGTGACTCGTATTATGAGCCAACGGCGTCTGCCCGTCCGCGAGCAAACCCGACAGGCCGGCGACGGATATTTCGTCCGCCCCTGCGTTTTCATGCCGCCCGGAATGATCGTTGAAAGCGGCCAGGGCCACATAGGTAGACACGCTGATCGCCGAGGCGTACTCCCAGACCGGACCGCTGCGGCGGTAATATCCGGCCCCGGAGCCTGGATCCCAATCCGTCCCGTTCGCGTATGCCAGAAGCCCTTCTTGCGGGTTTGTAGGCTCCAGTTTGCCGAATATCGTGTTGTCCGGGTCGAGGTACTTGGCGATGGCCTCGTAGTAATCGCTGAGTCGCTGGAACCACTCCATCCACGCCGGGGAGGTAATTTGCGAATTGAGATCGCCGACCCGCAGGGGAGCACCTACCGGCGCCGGGATTCTCATAATCCGGCCTTGACGTAGGCACCCGTTATGACGCGCTTCACGGGATCGGAGATGGTCAGCCTGAATACCCTTGCCCTGGAGCGTCCCAGGCGCCTCCAGATGACCCTCGCGGTGTACTCCCCCGTCCTACCCATGATCCCGACGCGATCGCTCGCCCAGGACCGTCCTCCGTCGTCGGACCACGAGAGGACCGCCTGCGGTTCAGCGACGACCCCCGCTCCAACGCCCGTCTCCATGTCGATCTGCAACTGGCTGAAGAAGACGTTCCGAAGTTCTTCGTCGTCTTGGGCGTATTTCGTCGTCCGAAAAGCCACCAGATTCACGCCATCGTCATCGTAATAGTCCGAATCCATGTGGTAAATCTTCCCGTTGGCCCGGTAGTCGCCGATCAGGTGCTTCCCGTTGAAATACGCATACGTATTTCCGACGTGCCGGTTCACGGTGAACGGGTCCCCGGAGATGTAGAGCGACCGCTCGTGCCATTGCTGCGTCAGCGTGTCGTAAACGATCGTCCAGTTCTCCGTCGGGAACGTGAGGACGTAGAACGTGTGCCCCTCGTCGGTGTAGCAGTACCCGAAGGCGTCCGAGACGGTCGAAAGCCGCTGAATCTGGTAATTTATCGCCGTTGTGGAGATGATTCTTGCGACAGAACCATCAGTCAACATAACTCCAGATAGGCTGCTTGATTCACCCGCCCTTGTATTACCAAGAAAGAATACCCCCGAATCACCCCGCGAAATAGAGAACGGGGCGGCAATACCAAAATCCCTTATTGATCCAGCCACCCTTGAAAACGGAGAACCTACAGAAGTGGCAGTTGCGGCATTGTAAGAGAATTCCGTACTGTCACTCTTCATGAAGCAAAGCTGATTTCCTAACGTAATAACCGATGATATTTGGCTTGGTGTGCCAAGAACTTCCTTGGAGGCTTGTGCCAACCAAGTAGTTCCATCATATAGTTCCGATACATTGTAGGACCTTAATCCGGATGATATAACAACGAAGTACCCATCCAAAAACTCAACCATGGTCGGATTAGAAGGAAACCCTCCGCTTGTTGAGATAATAGAGAAGGCCGCCGCGGAGACGTTGTAGATGTATCCGTCCGTGCCGTCCACGACGATCAGTTGGTTCCCGTATGTTCCGACCCCGTTGTCCTGCATGGAAACATTCCCGGTCGAGGTCGAGAGCGTGCCCAATTCGGTAGCAGTTCCCGCCGTTGTGACCGAGTAGAGCTTGTTTCCCGAGACGACGAACATCACGCCGTTGAAGACGTGCTTCCCGCGGATCACTCCGGTGCCGACCGTCGCCCACAGGTCCGTGCCGGGCGTTCCGATCAGGGAATCCGGCCCCTTTGACCCCTCGGGATTGTTCTCCACGTAGAAATTGACAGACCGCTCAAGGCTGATATTGGGAGAACGGGCCACGTAGGTCGGGCCGGCGAAGGAAATGCGGCCCATCAGTTGTAATCCCCTGTATTTATATTCCACCCCCCGGTCTGTGTCGGCATGTTCATCCCGGCGGTCGGCGTCACCGAGTTCATCCGCTCGATCACCGCCAACGAATCCACTGCCATCCGAAGGGTGTCCGCCGGGATCGGTGCGCTGTGCTCGTGGAAACTTCGGTACAGCCGGACCGCCAGGTTGTAGAGAATGGCCTCGTAGTACGGCGGCTCGAACGTGACCGCCGCACCGACCGATGATATGCTCGTCAGGATCTTCTGGGATTCGATGTACAGCGTGTCGGCGGCGTCAGGTATGGGGGACAGGAAGATCGTCCCAATCTGGTCCGTCTGCTGCGTCAGGCCGGGGTCGTAGTACAGGTCCTCGGGGGTCCCGGAAGAGATCATCTTGTCGGTGAAACTGTTGTAGAGATCCTTCCCGATGACGTTCAGGCCGGAATCGTTGTTGTCAGAGTCCCGGATGAAGGCCCCGAGGATCTTCAGCGGCTTCACCGTGGCGAACACGCCCGTTGACCCGATCGTGTAGCTCCGCGTGTCGGCGACCAGCGAGAAATTCTCCTGCACGGTGGCCCGGACCCGGAGGTTGTCGGCAGACCACGCCCCGAGCATCAGATTCAGCCTCTTCAGGGCCAACTGCGTGTCGGAACCGGAGGGCGTTTCGTCTGCGGCCAAAGCCCCGATCTCCTGCAAGGCCGCCTTGATGAGATCGAGGATCGTGACCGTCGTGGAGGAAGTTACCGCTGTCGGAGATCCGGTCCCGATGAACGTGTTCCAGACGTTTTGCAGATCGACATC